AGGGAGTTTGGGCATGGCGCCTTTGATCTTGCCTTCAAGCTCGGCTTCGATGTGCTCGGTGACCTGGCCGCCGATGCGCTCCATGCTGTCGTCCATAAACTTGTCGAACTGCAGGTAGCTGATCACAAGCGCTGCGGCCATGGAGCCGCTGAGCAGAAAGCCGATGACGGCCATCAAATCAATGATCTTCCGCATTGAGGATTGCCTTTTCGTTGGCGTATGGTTCGACTTTATAGAAGTCGATGGCATCCTGCACATATGGGATTAGCCAATCTGGAGGCCAGCAATACTCCCAGTTGCTGGGACGTAAACAGCCAAGCAATACCGTCCGCCACAGCGCATCGCTGTAGTTACGCACCAGGATCAGCTGATCCCACCACTGCACAAAAAAGGGCCGCCGAAGCGACCCCCGCAACTGGTGTGATGACTCACCCAGTATGGCGTCAAAAGGTGTACTTGGAACCCACCTTCAGGCCAAAAGAAGTGTCGGCGCCATCGAACTTGGAGGCAGAAACCTCTGCATACAGGTTCATGTGGTCAGACACTTTGCCGCTCACGCCAGTTTTACCAGCAACACCCCAGTCAGAAGTGCCTGTGCCAGTAGCAAGTGCAGGACCCAGCTGTGCATAGAAAGGACCGTTCTCGATACCCACATCAAGGTTCAGAACGCCACCCAGGCTGGTAGCGCCAGAAAAACCTTGGTTGTACTCAGGGTTTACATAGAACTTGGTCTCTGCTTGAGCAGCAGGAACAAATGCAACGCCCAGGGCGGCACAGGCGAAAGCAGCGGAAACAGCTTTGATCATGGAATTAAGTAGCCGTCCCAGGATTTTACTGGGTATCCCATAGTGGGCGGTCAAATTTCTGGACTAGCGTCCTTGGCCGCGTAGCTTCTTTCGACCGTGATTAGGCAAGCTGTGCTGACCCTGCCCTTGACGCGTCTTTTTGGGCTTGTTAGGCGTGTGATCAACTCGACCCAGGGAGGTCTTAGATTTGACTGCCATCACTCCGGAAGCATTGCGTTGCCACGAGTAATGGCATCAGTCAAAGGCGTCAAATCCTTGTCGCCCCAGTCGGTCAACGGGACATAAAGTTCAAGGTGCTCAACGTTGCGACGAATGTCGTCGATGTCGTCTTCAGTGCGAAGCGCTGCATCAATCGCCTGAACGCCATCAATGACGCCAACGCTGTCCAAACAGGCACTGTAGTCCTGCTCAACGGTCTCGGTGTTTCGTGGGAACTGCATTGATTTAAGGGGCGACCGGCCACGTCACATCACTTGGGAATCCTACTTGCTGCGGCAAATCTCGCAAAGCTTGTCGGTAAGTTGCCCAAGCGGTTTTGTCCACAGGGCTGTCGGCAAGCTGCGTCCAGTCGGATTCAACGAGCAGCCGGTTTCTATCTGCTCGCACCTGTTGTGTTTGTTGATCTGCTGCAATCGCAAGCTCCCTGTCGCTGTAGGCGATGACGCTCCAGGTCTGCTGCCATTGCCCATCAGCTAATGCAGGCGATCCTTCCTCTAGAAAATGCGTTGCCTCGTCATAAGTCGGAGGATTTACTGCAAGCACTGGAAATACATTCCAAGCCTCTGGCTCGCTCAAGTCAGTCAGCTTTTTCGGGAAAGATACGTTGGGGTGCTTCCTTTTCAGAGTGTTGATGTCGAGGGGGTAAACCTCAATTTGACCGTCTTCTACATAAGCGAACATTTGTGACCCTCCTTAAGAGAACGCTGAATAGTAAGTGCTGCCGTTGGAATCGCTGAACGATGACACGTTAGAAGTGTAGTTTGTCGGTGTCGTTTGGGTACTGTTAGCGGTAACAGCATTGGTGCCAGTGTTGCTGAACCCGGTATAAGTGTTTATCGCAAACCGAGAGTTCCCATCGTCAAGAGCCTTAAATTCAAAAGTGTATGATCCATCTGTCAGCGTCGTCTCCGTACCGTCCCGCGGCAATGCTGCAAAAAAATAATCATATCCATATGGGGAGGTGTGCCTTATCCTGACCGTTACAAAAAAGAAAGGGTCGTCTTCATCGCTGTCGCCTGAAACCGCTATGTCATATGGGACGCAGCTCGCAGACGTACTTGTGGTCGTGTAATCCGAAGTGAGAACTCGCTCCCACTCAACAGTCCCGTCAGGGGCGACTTTGATCATCTTTGGTCCCCATTCAGGCGTTGTTTGATTCACCTCGGAACGGTCATCGCATATGAAATACACATTGTCGCTTGAATCCATGGCGAATGAAGGGTTAATGTTTCCTTGTGAGGAGTCAAGTTTGTAAGTCATTTGAACTGATGTGCCTTCAACTGCCCCGGTTGAAGCGTTAAGTCGAGTAATGACTGGAGACTGAGTAGCGGACGTGCTTGTGTCGCTTTCGGCAAGTCGGTTGTTTACATAGGCAATGTGTCCATTGCTGTCATATCCAAGGGTATGGAAGGTGTTGGCAATTAGACTAGTCGTGCCGCTAGCGCTTAACTCCTGCCTCCAAGTGGTTTTTGCTCCAGTGCTCATATTGATGTAGCAATACTTTCGCTTGTTGTAGCCGATCATAGGAATCAAAGTATTGCTGCCTATGTTGTTCACCATCGGTTGATAACCATCATAATTAGATGATTGAGCTATTGTCCATTGCAATGTGCCTGAACTGTTGTAGCCCTGCATGAACCACTTATCGGCACTTTCATAGCAAATTGCATAATTTCCCGAGCTGTCCTGACACATCCCGTAGATTGATCTATACATACTGCTGGTAGCACTGTCAAAATCTGCCTCTTGGTTCGGCAAAAAAGTCGAAACATGTGCCCCAGTCGATAAGTTAATTGTGTGATAAAGATCAAAATAAAGGAAAAGATAAGGGTTCGTGTAGAGCCATGTGCCTTGCTTGTAGCAAACCGCCCTATTCGAGGAAAGAACCAGCGGTCTGTGCCCACTTCTTATCCCGCCCCAGCTAGGACTATCGGTTCCTCTGGTTGTATGAGTAAGATTCAGCCCACTGTAATTTTTAGACCAATTTATTCCGCTGCCGTCTTTTTTGACGGAAACAATGCTGGCGTAGCCGCCGTCAAGCAAAATCGCATCATTATGTGTATCGAAAACGATTTTCGGATTGGTTACGTTCAGATCCCACATACCCCAAGCGCCTGTTGGGTTACCAGCAGGAGCATCAGCAGAGTTTCCAGCTGCAGCCCGTAGAAAGCGATACCTCATGCCACATCCCCGACATGTGCGCCGTATAGCGTAGTGCTAACCTTCCAAAGCTCTACAACGCTGTAGCCACTTGTTGCGAGAGTAGGAGCACTGCCGCCGACCCATGTCATTGTCGGCCACGTTACGGTGTATCCCGTGCCATCATCAATCATTACCGTTACCGATTCACCGGCAGACAATGACTCTGTAAAAGTTGTGTTTGCAGACAAAGTTTTAGTCTGAATCGCCCCATTTGCCGGGTCAATTGCCGTACCAGTCAGGTTGTAAACCGTTTCGGTATAGGCATCAGCAGAGACTTGCCCTTCTAAAGAAAGAAAGCCCCCGCTAGGGGTGATCGAGTCAGCACCATGGTTGAGATTGATCGCCATGACTAGGAGTCCGTTGCGTTTGCAAACTCGGGCTGTGCCTTAAGCCAGTTGTAGGCCATCTCCAGAGGGTTAGAGCCATTTGTCAGCTCTGTAGAGTCAAGCCTGAAAAACTGCCGCCCGATCTCGCGGGCATCAGCATTTCGAGCATCTTGGCTCATGTAGTAGGAGATGTTTAGAAAAGTCACCTCTTTGGTAACCTTGAGATGAGTGATCCGCGCATAGGCATTGCTAACTGGAACGCCAATGCCTGTTTCATTTACGGAAAGAGTAAAAGCCATTTTAGTAAGCGGTCTCCGTTGACTCGAATTTGGTCACCCAACGAATTGTAGTGCTAGCGGCACCTGTTACTTCAACCCGGATGCCGCCAAGGCTTGTATCTGCAACAACGTTGATGTCCCAAGCAGCAGCGCCTGAATCGTAAGCAATTACGTTCTTGATGACGCTTCCGACAAAAGTAGTAGTTGATGCACTGGCGCCGCGCTTAATAACAGCTTCAAATGTCCATGCCTTTGTGTTGCCTGCTCCAGTAACGCCAGCGATGCAGCTACCTTTTACATAAAAAGCGCTGTTGTTTCTCAGCGTGAGAATGTTGTTGGCATCTACGGTCGTGCTGTCGCTACCAAGAGAAGTGGTTGTCGCGCTTGTTGTCTGCCTTCCACAAAGCAAAATAGAACTTTGTGAGGCCCAGTCTGTGGTCGCAACCGGCGAATCACATGCAGGGATGACACAGCGCCCGACAACAGTGCCTGTCTGACCACGAGATCCACCTAAAACAATAGAGTGATCTGCTTGTGCATAACCAATGTAAGAACCAATAATTGCACTGTGATCTCCACCGGCACTTGTAGCATATCCACCTATTGCTGCGGAGTAATCGCCACTTGCGTAATGAGCGGCGCCTAAAGCGACCGAGCTGATAGCGGCGGCAGTTAGATTTTTTCCGAAAGCAACCGAAGTTTCTCCATCACCATCAGCACCTTCTCCGCCAGCAGTTGCATATTGGGCGGTACACTCATTGTTGTACCCCCCTGTAATCGTGGCGTAACTGCCAGCAGCTGTAGTGAAGTTGTAGGATCCTCCGCCAATCGTTGAATAATCTCCGGCAGCAATATCGGTAGCCGCACCTCTAACCCTCTGCCAATCAGTAGCGTATGCCCCCCTCTTATTTCCTCCTGTCGTTGCATTGTCAGGAATTTGACCAAGTAACGCACCAGAACCTTTGGGAACTAGCGCTATGTCGGCATTTGTGGTTGACGCCGCAGCGGTAAAGCTGTCAACAGAAACCGTGTCATTTGGAGAAGCTGTTGATTCAGCTTCGGTGAAATAAGTTAAGCCACCACCACCACCAGCACCAACCTCAACAACTGATCCGCCGTCTGTTTTGGTAAAAACGCCGCCGTCAGTTGTATTGATGGCGAGTTCGCCTACAACAAGATCGCCAGCAGCGGGATCAGTCGTTCCGCGCTTGTGCTTGATGGTGTTTGCCATGACTTAAAAATCCCCTCCAACTACGAGAGGCGAGGCGGTCCAGGTAGTGTCAGCCCGGCGCTGAAGCGTAATGGTGTAAATGCCTGGTGAGATAGCCATAGCTCAATCCTAGCGACCTTGACCGCGTAAGGGCTTCTTACCGCGCCGCCGCGGACGTGAGTGCTGACCGAAACCCTGCGAAGTGGTCTTGGGGCGACCGGCTTTATGGTCAACCCGTCCCAGTGCGGTCTTTGACTTTACTGCCATCAGCCTGCCTCTTTGTAGATCTTGACGACGGTGTAGATCTCGTCTTCGCCCATGTCAGAAGCCCGACCAAAGCCATAGGTGCCTTTTGTGTTGCTGCATTTGTGTTGGACTTCAAAGGTGCGCGTGCCCGATAAAACCTTGACGCGGCCAATACCAGTTGCAATTGATGTTGAAAAATAGGTCGTATTGGTATACAACGCCTGGGATATCCCATTGCCCGCAATAGCCTCATTGTTGCCATTGTTTGCAGCAACTGTTGCGCCAGCCGTTACGTTGTACAAGCGAGCTTGGTGAAATCCAACGTCATAGACAGGCGCGGAAAATTCAATGACATATGTACCAACACCAAGCGTGAACTGGTTGGACGCAACAGTAGCAATACTGTCAGGATCAAAAATAGTTGTGTTGAGATCTCTTGTGTACCAGTCGCCTGACGTAAAAGTGCCGCCGTCTTCTGTGGTTGCCTTACGATCGCAAATCACGGCGTAGCTCGCAAACAGCCAAGGCGTTTGCCACGTTGGGGCGCTGCCAGTGCCGTTGCTAGTAATAACCTGACCAGAAGTGCCGTAATTTTCACCGCTTAAGCCAAATGCACCGGCAGAGCTGAATTGCAAACGTGCAGTGTTATTGCTCGTAAAAGTTGGCGTATTTTCAGAAGGTAAATACAGACCATTCGCAGGTGCTGTTGTCCCAGTAACCGACAAAGATGTCAGCTTGTAAACTGTCGCAAGCTCGCCCCATACAGCGCCGGTGTATTTTTTCCAGCGTCCTGCGCCTGCATCCCATTGCACCGCATTAGTTGGGATATTGGTTGCAGTTGTGCTTTGAAATTGCGTCGCTACGTCTTCATCGCGGTTTTTGACTTCACTGACAAAATTTGTGTAAGTCGAGCTGAGCTGCGGATTGTTCCAGTCGGCGTTCGCCATGCTTAGCTGCCCTGTACGACGTAGTTGAAGTCACCGCTCACTCTAGTGCCGCTGGTATTGAACAGAAGCACTTTGAAGCTGCTGGTGGTGATCGCATCGACCGTGGCAAGAACGGCACTGGTGCCGCTTGGCGTGATGGTCACGCTGTCGATATTGACAAACGTACCAGTCATGTTCACGGTTGTGCCGCCTGAGTCAGTGCTTACTGCCGTTCCAGATCCGCTCTCGCCCTTCAGCTTGCTGTCCACCTTCAGGTTTAAGTGGGTGATCTTGATGCTGTCGTTGTTGCCGCTACCGCTAAAGGCGTAGTTGATTTTGACGTAGCGATAGTTGTTGGCGTACTTGGTGCTGACACCGCTGTAGTCCGTCCAAGGATCGCCGCTTGCTTCCTTAACGCTCAGAGTCGGCGTGACCGTTACAGAACCACTTAAGGTTTCATACTCCAGCAGGAAGGTGGCAACACCGCTCACGACAGAGCCAATGTCAAACTCTTCCTCGTAGCTGCCGCTTGTTTCCGAAGGCAGGGCATACAGATCAAAACCTGCAGTCACCTGATCCTGCAGTGTGCTGTAGCTGTTGCCGGTGAAGTGAGTCTGCCAAGTTTGTGTGGTGTCGATCATCGCGTAGACCGCGCCATCAGACAGCACTGCATTAGTGAATGTGCCGGTGAAGCTGCTATCGCCGTCAAAAAAGGTGGTGTAATCAGGCGGCGCGCTGACTTGAACCGTGACACTGCCTGGCGTGCCTTGGTTACCAGCGGAGTCGATACCGACAACGTGGTATGTATTGCTGGCAGCCGATGTTTCGACAATCGTTGTGAACTCACCTTTCTTGGTGCCGATGATGGTTGCGCTACCAAACGTTGCGCCTCTACGGATCTGATAGCTGTCAAGTGGCAAAGTTTGTGTGCAGTCGTTCCAGCTCAGCTTCACAATGTTGTCAACGACAGTCGGCGTAATGCTTGGCTGCGTTGGGTTGGTAATTGTCGAATCAGCAAAGGACGCAAAACCGATATTTCCCTTGATGTCAACAGCAGCGACAAAGAAACGTCGCGTAGCGTCCCAAGTAATAGGCGTCAGAAAACTGGTGCCCTGAACAGTTCCGAGAATCGGCAGATCCTCAAAGTCCTCTGCATCGTTTGCAGTCGTGCCATATCGGATCTGATAAGTCGATGTTGCAAGCGTGCCGTTGACCGCGTACCAGTCCAGCTTCAAATCAGGACCAACAACCGTCGCGTCAAGTTCATCTGGTGCATTGGAACCGCTGATCGTTGCCGAAACACTCGCGGAGTTGACGGAATAAACGCCAGACGTATCAAGCGCCTTAATTGTCCACGTTGTAGTGCCAGCAGGGACCTGGCCAACCTTGGCTTGCGTGGTAAAGAACACGCCGATCTTGGTTCCACTGCCCCAAATAGCGCTTTGCCAAATCTCGTAACCTTGCAGGTCAAGCTCAGTGTTGGCGTTCCAGGTCAGCGTCACACCGATGTCAGGATCAACCGTTGCCGTAAAGCCGGTGACGTTGGCGGGTGGTGCAGTTTTGCCAAGCGCATTGATTGTCAGAGTGGCTGGCTCATTTGATGGAATCAAGCCACCCGTAAGGGCATATACCTCCACCTCATACTCACCAGGCGTGACATTCAGAATGTCAAACGTTGTGCCTTGTGTCGTGCCAACGATGAAGTTGTCGTCGTCCTTGGCATAACGGACTTCATAGCTGTTTGCGGTCTCAACGCTATTCCAGCTCAGAATAATTTTGGAAAGAACTTGGTTTTGGTAGGTGTACAGATCTTCTGTAAATGCCAAGTTGGCAGGCGTTGCAGGTGCCTCATCCAGCAGAGTTACATCTTTTGGTTGCAGATCCTGCTCGCGCTCAACGTAGTCGTACTTACTGGCGTCGTAGGAAAGCGCCGACACTTCGTAGTTAGTTCCGTCTTTTTCAGCAATGCTGATGACGCGCCAAGTTGTCGCACTGACGCTGGTGGTTTCCCAAAGCCAAACGCTATTGGTGTTCGGCGTGGTGCTTAGCGCCGTGCTCAGCGTAATGACGTTGGTGGTGCGGCTGCTGACGGCTTTCTTCTCAACCGTGCCATCAGGCATGACAACGGACAGATCGCCGCCGGAAGCTGGCAGCCCGTCGTAATCATCAACCGTGATCGTGGTTGTGGTGGCGGCTGCAATGCGTCCGGCATAACGACCGCCCGCCTTGACCGGATCACTAATAGCGATTACATCGCCAGGGCGCACAACAGCACCAGCGTCCATGCTGCTGGTAAAACTGACCGTCTCGCCTTCGTTGGTATTGGTGTACAGGAACCATTCACCGACGCGACGGGCTTGGCTTTGACTGGTGCAGCCAACAGCCTCAACTTCTTCGGTGATGATTCCGATGCGGTTAATTGCGTCGGCGTCCTCAACCTGCTCATAAGCCTCATCACGGGTCTCTAGGTCTAGGTATTTGACCAGCACCACGCTCGGCTGAGTTTTCTGGCTGGCACCGCTGTATCTGAATCCCTCTTCAGTGACGTTTGCCAGCGTGAATAGGTAGACGGGATCTTGCGGTGAATCCTGCGAAATCGTTAGCGATCCGGCTGCCCAATAGGGCATGGCGCGAAAGATCGAGCACAGATCACCAATAACTTTGTACGCTTCGGTTTGCGTCTGAAGGTTGATATTGCACGAAAAACGCGGCTCGTAGGTCATATTGCCGCTGTCGTCCAATTTGCCCGTTGGAACGCCGTGCTTGCCAGTTACCGCTGCATAGTCATCAGTCGTACCAGAACGCCCATCTACGGTGTAAGTGTTGAGCCCTGAGCAATAGACCGACGCGGAATAAAACGCAAATTTGTCCAGCTGAGTGGCGTCGATGTGATTGCCAAAGCCCGCCCTGTAGTCGGTGAGCAAGTCCCAAAGACACCAAGCAGGGTCAGATGTCCAGACTTTTGTGGCTGCGAAAGTGCCCGACCATGTGCCGGTGTAAATCAGCGCACCAGTAGCAAGGTCAACGGTTGCGTTGTTAGGCACCGAAACCTTTCGACCGCGTATGCGATATGCACGGGTTGGAATAGAGCTGAACTCTTCGGCTGAAATGCGAGTTGCAGCGTAGGCAGTATGCGGATAACGGAGCCTTGCATCGACGATGCTGACATAGCTGACCCACTGGAAAGCATTGACGTTTTTTGCTGTCGTGCTGTCCTCGGTTATGCGAGTTAGACGAATGTCGATTGGAAACGTTCGCCCCAGCAAACTGATTTCGTAATCGCGCAAATATGTGCTTGTCGCCTTACCTCTTACCGTGTCTGTGATTATCACCTCAGGGCTAGCGCCAGCTTCTGCTAGCTCGATTTGAAACTTAAATGCGGATCCAGAGATAGACCCATCATCCAGAAATCTTTGCAGTGCTTGAACGCCGATTGTGATGCGTACAGCGTCAATGTTTGGGTTGGTTAGTGTGCGAGTAATTGGTGCGTCTTTTTCAATGTTAACACCGACGGACGTTTCCGATTCAACTTGATCAAAACCCAAAACCGTGGCTTGATCTGTGGTGCCAAGGCGCGTGGTAATTTCTGTTGATTTGAAATTAAGGTCTGACTGCAGCATTACGCCGACTTCGCCGCTAGTAATTTCTTCGGAAGTTGCGTCTGCGGTGAAAGCTGTCGCCGTCACGTCCCTGACTTTTACCTCGCCTGAAACTGCATTGCCTGTACCAATCGCCAAATAAACCTTGTCGCCATTACTTAAGCCGTGGGAGGGTGTAGTGATCACGCTGATCTCATCAGCAGGCGCAATCATCTCAACGTTGCCGCTTGTAACCTCTCCTGAGATGTTTGGAACAACAAAAATACTTGAACTGGTTACAAAATCGACGGTGTAAGTGTCGCTTTCGGCTAGGCCACTTGTGAAGGTAAGTTTAATTTTGTCGCCTTCAACTACTTTATGTTGGGAGATTGTGATCGTGATGTCATCCGCGTCGGCGGAGTAGGTGCCCGTCAGCGCACCTTTCGAGTTGGTCTGCGAATACGTTCCAGCGAAAACAACTGCTTGCGGGCGCAATACTGGCGTGTTTTGCAGAAAAACGTCCTTTAACTGCTCACCTGCAATCTGCCCTGAATTGGTGCGACCGTTTTTAACGGGTGTGGCGAGACCTTCGATCTCGCCTTCGCCCCATACATCGACAAAGCGTAGAAAGGAATTGCTGTTGAGTGGCATTACTTCTTCACCTTGTCAACGTCAATGCCCGCAGAGACAACCACGGACCCAACAACGGTTTCTCCGTAGATTACAGGCACGCTTAAGCCCTGACGCGAGACATTCTGGATTCCGCTGAAGTTATAAGACTTGCGCGGGTCTTTGCCGCTGTCTGCACCTGTACCTGTGCCTGCGCCTCCCAAGCCGCCTGCATTGCCTGTTGCTGTGACGCCAAGCTGCGGAGTTGGTGTCAAAAGCTGTGCGACGCCGCCAAAAGCAAGAGATGCGCCAACACTGCCAATAATGCTTAAAGCGATTGGTCCGATAAATGTGCCACCCACAATGGATAGCGCAATCAGTGCTACGCCCGCCACAATCTTGCCGATTGCTTGAAAAGTTTTACCGGCACCGCCAACCACAGGCACAATTTTGATTTCCTGTTGTCCCGCTGGGGCGTGCAGTTCATCTGCAGCTAAATTCCACGAGCCCGCAAAAACTCTGTAGTGCTTGTCGCCCATGTGCTGCCGTAGCTCCGGCCAGTTGGCAACAAGAAAGCGAACCGCTTCAGCCGCAGTCGCAACATCGGCGTAGAGCACCCGCTTGCCGATGAACTTCGCCAGGCTGCCGTAGAGCTTAATCCTGCGAAGCATGACGCAACCTCCTACCCGTTGATTTTAGTAGCAGCTGCCCATAAAGATCACGGCTGCTAAGCCTTCCGCGTACATGATGCAGCACCATTTGGGGTTCCACCAGCACACCGACGTGGTTGAGTTTGCCCTTGAACTCAAACAGCAACGCATCACCGACTTCAAGCGGTTCATCCTCTGCCAGCTCGCGGAAACCAGCCTCAGCCCACAACTCGTCAAACATTGGAGCCTCGTCAAATTCTTCTGGCGTTGCTGGTCTTTTCCAGTCAGGTAGTTCGATCCCCTGTGTGCCGTACCAGTCACGAACCAGCGTCCAGCAGTCAGTGACGTTCCAGATCCAAGGACGGCCAATCAACGGAGGCTCGTAACCGCTTGGTTCGCAACTGCCCCAGCTCTCTGCTTGAGGATTGACGATCTCCCAGCGCAAACCACTTGCCTCGCAGGCAGTCAAATCCGCCTGGCTTGGGTTTGGCGGCGTGTTGGGATGGCTGTGGATAACAGCGATCACTTCACCCGCATCTTCAGCCGCTGCCCAGTCAGCTGGATCAATAATAAATAGTTCGTTGGGCTCTTGGGACAAGTTGCGACAACGCCAATACCGCTCCAAGCCCTTTTGAATAATTAGCAGCCCGCAGCTTTCCTTTGGTGTCTCTTCAACAGCGTGGGCTAAGGCGTCATCGCGCCAGCTCATCGGAACTGCCCAACACCAGGGAATGAGCCAAAGGGCAAGCCAGCCTGGGGTTTTACGGCGTAAGTGTCGGGACCACTGAAGACGTAATAATCAGCAGCGCGTGTTGCCTTTTCGTAGATGGCAAACGCAACGGTGGCTCCATCCTCAATGGCCTGCGCCTTAGATAGTTTAATTGACGTATCAGTCACTTGCGACCTGACCTTGGTGTTTGCATAGATATCGGGTCCAATCACATAATCGCCATTTGAAACGGCGCTAGTGTCTGAGATAGTAATTGACTTAGTGCTAGCCGTATACACGCCATAAGACTCTGGATGGACGAGAGACAAGACCTCAACGTTGTTTTTAATGTTGAGGTAAACAAGCTTGGCACCACCACGGACTTTTTCCACACGAGTTCCGCTAGGCACCATTGCGCCAGTCACGATCATTCCAGGCTGAATCCCTTGTGTCACGGGATTGTTGACCATCTTGATCGACAGCCCGTTTGACGTAATGGTCCCTTTTTCACTGGTTGAACCGTTGCCAACAGTTGTCGTGCCTTCTGCTGCCTGGGAAAGCGTCAGAGTTGTTGCCGTTTTTGCGGTGACTGTCGTCCCAGAGGCAATGCCAAACCCTTTGATCTCAGGCGCTGCTGCCGTATCAATTAACGCCAGCTCGTCTGCTTGACCAGAATCAACGTTGAGCGTGGTGCTGCCCTTGGTTACGTCACCCGTAAAATCAACAGCGCCAAAGCGTTTCTGGCAACTGCTTAACCGTTTGCCGCATTGATCCAGTGCAGGATCAGTCGTAATTGTGTCGTCAGCCTTGAAATAGATGTTGCCGGTATAGGGGCAATCAACTTGGTCGTACTCAAATGAGCTGGTATCAGAGTTGTAGTTGCGATACTTCCATTGGCAGACGTTGCGAATTGTTTGGCGCTTTGGTGCGCGAACGCCTTGCAAGTCAAAGACTGCCGCCAGTTCAAACTCAATTACGTCGCGGGTTTCCGCCGTTTTTTGATCAACAAAGAAAATTTCTATGGGCAGAAGAGCTGTAGGGTCCGGCGTGCCGTAAGGGTTAGTGCCGCCCGTAAAATTTGCCGCGTCAAGGTAACGCGCCATTGTCCGCAAGCGAGTCACCTTGGCACCGGCTAAACCATTTGGCAGGCTGGCCAGCAACGTTGTGATTGTGCCCAAAAGGTTGGCAACGCGAAGCTTGGGACGCGGGATCTGACCGCTGCCGCTGTACTCGAAGCCGTCCGCTTCAATCGGCAACCGCGAATAGGTGTTGCCGTCCCAAACAATGTCGCCATTGTTCAGCTCATTGACGCCCGCATGGAAGCGGTAGGTGCTGCTGACTCCATGCTGAGCAACGTTGAGTTCCAGCACGAACAACTCAATGATCGCGCTGGGATTGATTCCCTGCAGCTCAGAAATAGGAGTGCTGGTCATGGCAGCATTGCGTTATGGGTCAGGGCGCTCCCCTTGCCGGAACGGGTGACGATGGTTGCCATAGGTCAGTCTCCTATGCGGGTAGTTTAAGGCTCGAAAACCTGGCGGAAAGTGGCGCGGATTGTGCGGAGCGTTGGATATTCCAAGGATTTATCCCAAGACTCACAGAACCATTTGTAAGACGTTGACTCGTCAGGTGGCGTCCAATCAAAGCTTGCTCCATCAGCCGCCCGAGCATCTAGAAACGCTTCAATCGTATCCGCATCAGTTTCGGTTATGTATTGCCAGGTAAGGTTCCAAACCTTCGGGTTTTGATTAAGGCCAAACCTCAGGCGTTGCTCATAACCATCGCCAAACTGAACCTTGCGGATTTTGGGTTCACTGGTCTTGTTGATTCCAAAGCTTGGATTAACAGAAGGGAAAGTGGCCATTACGCGAGCAAGCCTCCAGGACGCTTTTGTTTGATTAGCTCTTGCTTAACCGCAAGGCCGATTGCCTCACCAAGTCTGTTTGCTTGTGCGTTGTCACCCTCTGCCTTTGTGCCGCTTGCGTCAACATTTACCACGACATTACCAGCGCCGCCAGTTGCCTGAACACCTAGGCGGCCACCAGGGCCACGCTTAAGGGGCATGATCGCTTCCGGACCAGCCTCACCAAGCAAGCCAAAGCGGTCAGTGCCACCGTTGGCGTAAGTGAACATGGTGGGCTTGTCGACGATGCCGCCCATTGCGAATGGCTTGAACGGCAACAATTGGATGTCTGGTGTAGGCGCCGAAAATCCTCCGCCAAAACCGCTGCCAAAGGAGTATCCAGAAACGCTGCCGCCACCGATCGCACCACTTGCTGCGCCGCTGCCGTAACCAACCCCCTGACCTGCAGACGCAGACCCAAGGTTGACCCCGCCCCCGCCCCCACCCGCGCCAGGCAGCAGCCCGACAACTGCGTTGAGGATTGCCATCTGAATCATCTTGGCGATGATCTGGGCCGCCATATCCAGGAAGTAGTTGGCAATGTTTTGGAAGAAGCCGGCCAACGCTTCTTGGGCGGTCTGGCTGCCGTTAATGACGTTGGTAAAGGAGGTGCTGAACGCCGTTCCAATTGCGTTGGCTGCTCCGGTGATCTGATTAACCGGGTTGACCAGGTCGGTCAGCTCCTGCTTGAGCTGAGCGATGTTCTGGCGCATCTCCTGGAACGGAGTGGGGTCGATCTCCTGCTGGTAGAGAGCCATGCCCTCCTCGATCTTGCCCTCCGCTCCAGGCACGTCCTTGTATGTGCCTTCAAGGCGCCGGCGCTCACGTTCCAGCAGGAACTGGTTGTACTGCTCCTTGTTAATTAGGCCCAGCTTGAACTTGCGGTCTTCGAGTTCACGATTGAGATCCTGGCCCAGCTTTTGCTGCTTCAGGAACTCATCAGTCATCCCTTTGAACAGGTTGAGGATGGCCTCCCGTTTGTTCTTCTCCGCTTCAGCCTCCATTACGCGCTTGCGCTGGAGATCTTCGGTCTCCAAGCTGGCCAGCAGCATGTCAAGGTCATACTTGAGATTGATGCTCTTGATTTTCTGGAGCTTCTCCTCGGCTTCCAGAATCTTGATGCGAAGGTTGGCCTCCGCTTCGGTCATCAGCTTCTTCTTGGAACCTTCAGAGTCTTCACCGGTGAGCTTGCTGAACCTAGTCAGGTTGCTGTTGCGCAACTCATCTGCATAAGACATTCCCGGTATGACCGGGCCAACAAACTTGGATCCGCCGCCGAACTCGCGGTAAATGTTTTTCTCTAGAGACTCGTTGAATTTGGCAAGCTCTCCCTTGGCTTGAGCCAGGCGTCTGCGGAAAGAGTTAATCAATCGTCCATTGGACTCTTTCTCTAGCTTTTCCCTGAGGCTGTCGACCTTCAGGTTCATTTCGTCGACTTTCTGCTTGCCTTCTTCGTATGTAATTTTGCCTTTTTCCAGAGACTCTCGGAACTTGTCATTGGCAGTAGCTGCGCGATACAGGGCTACTGAAGCTGCTGCAATACCAGCTGCCAACGCCAGATACGGGTTGGCCAGCATCGTGAGGTTGAGCGCTGCAAACTTAACTTGCAGCGCACCGACAACCGTGCCGAGGCCTGCGGCAATTTTCATTAAATTGCCAAGTGCCAGTGCGACGCCAGCTACACCGGCGACGATCATCAGCTCCTTGAAGCTGTCAATCAGTGCGCTAGCGACGTCAAGCAGCAAGTTGAGGCCATCAGCAGCAATCTTGGCTCCCTTAGTTAGGGCTGGCAGGATCTCTAGAACAAACTCAGCAAAGGCTTTCTGCAGCTGGGCGCCGATGGGCTGGATTGACTCACCAACCGCGCGGCGAACCTCGTTCATGGCAACTTGAGCCTGCGCGCCAGCATCAAGAGGAGACTTAGAAATATCCCTGGCTGTTTTTGTGTACTCAATCCCAAGAGCTTTGATGAATTCCATCAGCTCGTTGAGGCCGACAGTACCTGCCTTCAGATTCTTCTGAAGTTCCATCATGCTCATGTTGTTTGCCTGAGCAAACAGGGTCACAGCGCCCGGCAGGCGTTCACCTAACTGACCGCTCAATTCTTCTGCGCTGACCTTGCCTTTCGAGAAGACCTGCACCATCGCGGTAATGGCGGAGTTGACGTCATCTGCAGAGCCACCAGTCGCCTTGATCGACGCGGTGATGTTTTTGAAGACGAGGTCTGCATCGCTGACGTTGCCGCCGGCACCTTGGATTGCTGCCGTCAGGCGAGTCATGCCCTTGGTCGCAACCTCCTGAGGGACGTTGAAGTCTTTAACGACGTCGTTAATTGAAGCCAGAGCGTCTTGGTAGTCACCGGCCGTATCGAGGATGCCGTCAAGAGCCATCTCAAGCTTGCCAATCTGAGCGGCGTAGTCAGCTGTTGCCGCGAGCGATTGACGGCCGATGCCAACAGTCGCGCCGATGCCACCACCAACTGCGGCGCCTGCAGGGCCGAACGGCAAGCCTGCCAGTGAGCCGATTGCGCCTTCAGGACCACCAAAGATTGCACTTGATGCAACTGCGCCAACACCAGCAGCAAGCTCACCGCCTGTCATGCGGCGCTTGTTCAAGCGGCGAATTTTGCGATCTACCTTGTCAAGCTCAAGACCGACTTCCCGATAAGCCTTACTAGCCGGGTCAAGGTTGAGACGCAGCGAAGACCATGCGGTGCGCTGGGCGTTGAGGCTATTAACGCTGCCGTTAGACGCCCTTGTCGCAGCTTGGATGTCTCGGGCCACCTGCTGATAGCTGTTGCCCATCATCTCGATGTTGGCCGAGACGCCGGACATGCCGATGCCGCCGATCTGTTGGTAGAGACCGCTGATCTCGCGAACCTGGGTCGGCACAGGGACCTGCTGACGGCCGGCAACAGTGCCACGAGCAATTATCGCGCCAGTGCGCGGATCCCTGTATCCGCCTGCTCCAGGTGCTACGCCCTGACGTGGGCGGGTGCCGCCTTGGCGCTCACTTACGGTGCCGTAGTACTCCTGAATGCGGGCAAGCTTTTCTTGTACGCGCAGTGACTGCTCCTGGCGACGGCCCAGGGCCTGGTAAGACCTAGACCCTTCATTGAGCGCGTTATTAAGGGCGGTCTGGGCTACAGCCAGATCTGCAGTTACGCCGAGATATTCAGTCGTGCCAAGTTGAAGATTGTCGAGCTCGCTTGAAAGCTCAGTAACACGAAGCCGAAGCGCGGCCATCGTGTTAGGCAGGGCAACTTGCTCAGCAAGCTTGCCTCGGATTGGGTTCAGGCCTTCTGCTGCTGCATTTTTAGCAACAACGGTCTGACGTGCCTGCGCACGGTTGTATGCGTCTAAACGCGCAGTAAGCGTGGTGAGATTTTGCGCGTACTCATCACTCGTTACAACGAGCTTGCTGAGAACTTCGTTACCTGCAGCGATCTGACGCCGAAACTTTTCGCCCTCGGCAGAAGGCATCCCGCCAAAGATGAACCCTGCACTTTGACCGCGCCTGGATATTTTTTGAGTCTGTTGATCTAATCCCTCAAGCTCCTTGGTTAGGCGCTTGATGTCATTGCCAAGGCTTTTGTAGACAGCTCCGCCAACAACGGCCTGCTGCCGAAGCCCCTTGAAAGCTTCGATCTGACCTTGAATTGACTGGACACTCCTCTCGTTAGCTCGGACGTACTGGAGGACGCCCTTGCGAAGCTCGCCAATCCCTTGGTCAGTTACACCAACAGTTTTCGTTAAAGACCTAAGGGTACTTTTTAAGCGGTCATATACCTTCTCGCCTTCGACGCCGACCTTAATCTTTAAGTCGCCTACCGTCTTAGCCATCGGAGCCCTTCTTGCTGAGTTCGCTTAGTGCTGCGGCCTCCATGACCTGAAGGCCCTCAAGCATGTCGCGGCGGTTGTCGACATTGTAGAGGTCAAATAGGCCTCCAGAACTAAGCAGCACCTCATACTTCAAACCCACGTAACCAGCCATGCTGGTCGTCCACTGGGTCTGCATCCTTAGGAACATCATCACGATGTCCCAGTTGTCGTCCCAAACCTCAAAGTGCTCGCTGCTTTCCTCCTTGAGTGCTTCGACGGGAAGGACGACGCCGAGTGCAGCGGCATCGTCCTCGGTGTGATTCTCTACCCGCTTACCGCCGCTGACCCAGTAGATCGCAGCGTCCTTTAGTTTCCCGACTTAGCGCCCTCGAAGGTGTCGGTGTAGGCCTTGAGGATGCCGCGGATCCAGTAAGGATCGTCGCTAAGTTCCCGCATAGCCTCGATAGAAAAAGGTACAGCCTTACCGTTCTCATCCTCAATACCGTCCCATCCGGTAAGCACTGCTTTCAGCAAGTCGAACTCGCTTTTCTCGCTGAGCTTGACGAATTCACTGCGTCCCACACGCTTGAAAATTGCGTCGAACGTAGTGGTTTCAAATGTGCCGCCGTCTGCAGGTTCCTCAATGCTTACGGGCCACTTGAAGGTTTTTACCTTTTTGCGAATGAACGCCATAAGGCTGAGTAGAAGTTCGGCTCTATCTTACAGGCACAAAAAAAGGGCCGCATGAGCGGCCCCGAGGTTGGTGTGATTCAGTTCAGCTTAGGTGTAAACAAGGCTGAATTCATCGTTCCCGCTGGTGCTGGGCACGCAGGTATAGGGGATGTTGAACATTGCGATGCCGTCCTGATCGCTATAGGACACATCGCCGATGTCAACACGGGTGGAAGCGAAGTCCACGATGTTGCCGGCGGCGCTGCCGTGGGTGAAGTCCAGGTTGCCCAGGCTGGTTTCAGTCAGGGCAGCAGCGAAGTAGTCCTTCGAGGCGATGCTCACGGCTTCGATGGTGGTCGAACCAGTGCCAGCGCGGTCGGTCAGGAGAACTTCCTTGGTGCCACCGACGAGTTCGCGGTAGACCAGGTTGTTGCCTAGGTCGAAGCTGAAGGCTTGGAGCGCACCAGCAAAGGAGAGCAGCTGGAAGCTGCTGGTGTTGCCGTTCTTGAAGATCAGCGGGGAAGCCTGGTTCGCGTAGGTAGCGGAGGGCAGAGCGCTGTCGTCAGGAGCGACGTACACACCAGTGAAGGTGAAGTCGATCGTGGGAATTTCGCCCACGGTGCAGTTGATGCTGAAGGTTCCGCGACAGCCGGTCACCTTGTGGCGCAGACCATCAATGTTGTAGTAGATGGTGACGCTGGAGAAGCTGGAGCTGACAGGGGCGTAGGTGACGCTGGTGTCAGCGACGATCGTCTCAGACAGGCCGCAAGCTTGGAGAGCCTTGCCGTACTGAGGAGCGGTGCCGGCAGCGCCAGAGCCTGCAAGCTCAACGCTGAAGCTGCACTCAACGCGAGTGTTGGCGAGAAGCTGCTCAGATGCGCCCAGGTAGGGACGAACAACGTCGCGGTTTACGACGTCACTCTGCTGAGGAGTGATGTTCAGATCTCTTACGAGAACGGCGTCGGCTCCCGTCGGAGTCGGGTCGGTCCCGTAGCTCGACTCCGTCTCGATCAGAATCAGGCGTTTCCGCAGTAATAGGGCCATTGCTGGTTACCTCAGATGGTGTTGGGGGAAGCGTGCGCTTGATTAACTTGCGCTCGCCCGTTTCCGGGTCCAGCAGGTAACTCCCGCCTTCACCACGGTGTTCATTAGTCATGGTAAGTCGAGTGGGTTGCTAGGTCTAAGCCTAATGCGATTGGCTTATTGGGACAGATCAGCAACCTGCGAGCGGTACATCACCTCGTACTCGCAAAACACCACGCCGGCGGGTTGATCCGCTTCAAAGAAATTGAACGTTGTTTGTGCAGGCTGCACATCAATTGCTAGGCCACCCAGCGTCAAATC